TATTTTGCAGATGAATAAGTTGTTGCTGACCATGAATCTACTACAGTTGCGCTTGTTGTTGAAAGGCTTGTTGTAGCAGTTCCAATTAATGCATCTGTAAGTGTGATAGATGTTGCTGTTGCTGCACCAATATTTGGTGTTGTAAATGATGGAGAGATAAGCGCTGCTTTTGCATCAAGTTGTGTTTGAATTGCAGAAGTAACTCCATTTAGGTATCCAATTTCTGTGTCAGAAACATCTGCAACTCTTGCTTGAATTGTTGTTGTATCTACAGAGATTGCACCAGTTGAATCATTATATGATAATCCTGAACCTAATGCATTTCCGATTGCATCTTGTGCTAGTTCATTTGAGAAGTACTTGTTAGTTGAACCTTCAGAAATGTCGTCAGTTCCAAGAGTGCGAGTTCCACCAAGTGATACTGAAGTACCATTGATTGTAATTGCAGAGTTTGACAAAGCATTGTTTGGAATGTTTGTAAGTGTATTTGCTGAACCACTAATTGATTTGTTTGTTAGTGTTTGAGCGGTACTGAGATCAACTGTAACTCCTGTGTTAATGCTAAATGAGTTACCAGTTAGTGTTAATCCATTACCTGCAAGGTATGTACCAGCACCTGAGAACTGTGTAAAGACAATTGCATCTGTTCCAATTGTTGCTGGCTTATTGGTTTGTACCCATCCAGTGCTAGCGTTTGCTGTTCCTGAATATACGAATACGAAGTCACCAGAATCAACTTCTGATGCAGTATCAAAGTCTGCTGAACGAGTTGGTTGACCTGAAGCCTGTACTACATAAATACCGTTTTCAGACTGAGTTGTTTGATTCTTAACAAGAATACGGTTGCCAGTTGCAAGAGTAATTCCGTCAAGAGTATCTCCATTTTCAAGAGCATTTGCAAGGTTAACATTTGCAGTTGTTGCTGCAACTACAGATTCATGAATATGAAGACCTTCTGTTACTGAGTCTACATAAGCCTTTGTTGCTGCATCTGTTGCATCTGTTGGTGTTCCAAGACTTGTAATCTTGTATGTAGCAAGAGAAAGATTACCTGTTGGTGCTCCTACTGATGTTAGGGCAAATTCTGAAGGGTCTACAGAAATTGCTCCTGAAGAATCATCATAGTCAAGACCATTGCCAACGTTATTTCCGATAGCGTCTTGTGCTCTTTCGTCTGTAAAGTATTTATTTGTTGAACCTTCTGAAATATCATCAGATCCTAATGTACGTGTTCCACCAAGTGAAACTGAAGTACCATTAATAGTAATTGCTGAGTTTGAAAGTTTATCATTTGCAATTGATCCTGCAAGCATTGCATTTGTTACAGATCCAGTATCTCCTGTTGTTACTACAGTACCTGTTACATCTGGAAGAGTAATTGTGCGATCTGCTGTAGGGTTTGTTACTGTCAAAGTTGTTTCATTGGTATTATCAGTAGATCCTTCAAATACTATTGAAGAGTCTGAAAGGTATAGACCTGAAACTGTTGGGCTTGTAAGTGTTTTATTTGTAAGAGTTTGTGTATTTGTTGTTCCAACTACCGCACCAGTTGCACCGTGTGCTTCTGTTGCTCCAGTGTGTGTTGTAAGATCTGAAGATGAAGCCTTGTTTCCAAGATCAGTGGTAAGACCTGAAATCTTAGACTGAGCAATTTCTGCTGATGCACTAATATCTCCATTAACAATAGTTCCATTTTCAATCATTGCGCTGGTTACTGTGCCAGAATCGCCAGTTGTAATTACAGTTCCTGATACGTTTGGAAGTGTAATTGTACGATCTGCTGTAGGATCAGTTACTGTAAGGGTTGTTTCAAATGAATCTGCTGTTGCACCTTCAAATACGATTGATGTATCAAATGATCCAACTGCTGGGGCTGCTGCCCATTTTAATCCTGTTGTTTCTGCTGAATCTGCTGTAAGAACATATCCGTTTGTTCCTGCTGCTAATCTTGAAATTGCATTATCTGCTGTACCAACAAGCAAATCGCCTTTTGCATCTGCTATTGCCTTTGTAAGTACATCGTGTCCATTGACGGTAGCGGTTGATCCTTCAACAACTATTCCGTTTTTGACTCTAAAATCTTTTGTTACTGTTGCCATAGGGTCTCCTTGCTAGGCCTTCAAACCAGTTCGGTAATACCGAACGGTAATCGGGGTGATTGATGGTGTTACCGTCATACTGATTATACCAGAATTTAAACTAGCAGATATGATCCCTATTTCACTTCCATAGTTGGATACCGTGCCATATTCCGTAATATTGATGTTTGTACCGTCAAAGACCAGGTTTAGTTCAGTACTCTTGAAGTAGCCTGCTGTAGCCTTTGACATTTGAATTACGTATTTGACTGTTCTCCATACTGAGGTGTCTATGGTGTCAAATACTGTTGGGTTCTCAATACCGTTGATTGTTGTTGAGTTGTTGCCATCTCCACCCAGCGCTTCTGCACGGTATGAAGTGGTATCAATTAAATCTGCAAAATCTTGTCCAGTAGGTCTATCTCCAGACTCAAACTTTGTCTTTAGGGTGGTTATTGGTACGATAGCCATATATGTGATTATATCATAAAATATAGAATGTACTGCCGATGACTGCTATACCAATTCCTGGAGTTGTGTTAGTAGAAAAACCAGGATAGCCTAAATCTTGAAACCTTACCTTAAATGGATAAACCCCTTGAACTTCTGCAAGGGTTGTGCCAATTCTTTTTAATGAGGCTTTTGGGTACTCTGTCTGGTTTACAGAAGCGTTAAACTGCTCTAAGGTAGTAACCTTCTGGACTGGCATAATTAACTCTCGTATGGGCCAGTTACGTCTTCAACTACTGTGATTGTTCCTTTGCATACCGTCCAAGTTCTGGTAGCGTCAGATAGTTGAATGTCAAAAATATCACCAGTTGCTAAACTTTCTGATTCTCCAGCAGATAATGAAACTGTAAATTCTCCGTCATCATCATCTAAAGTTGCCTCTGGAGTTAATGAAACAATTACTGGATAAGTTACTGCACCAGTATTTGCATTAACGGTTCTTCTAGCAATATCCATTGCAATATCCCACTCATCAATAGTCAGTGGAACTCTGTCTTCATCTGTAACATAAACTCTAAATGCTGCTGTGTCTCCACGGACTACAGTCCAAACCACAGTTGGTGGGGCTGCGCCAATATTATATGAGTCAGTTCCTTGACCTCTGTATGTAGCCATTATAGTAAGCCTTCCTTAAGTGCTCCCCAAGTACCTGCTCTAGATCGTGGGGATGTAACAAGAATAACGCCAGTGGTCGCATTAGATTTTGCAACAACACCAACTGTAACAACATTAGATGCTGGCTTTGTCGCTGTAAGCCCTCCGCCAGATGCTACATACAAAACATCTCCTGCTGTATATGAAGCGGTATTAATATCAGTAAAAACACCAGAGAGTACGATTACTCCATCTGATGAGTTTCCAATTGCAGACTGTGCCAAACCAACTACTGGGAATGTTCCTATAGTGGTTGTATTAGATTTTGCAATTGTAGGTTTAGTTGAGAATCCAGAGATATATACTGGGTCTCCTTTTGCAATTGATACCCCGCTAACATTACGAACTTCAAGGGTGTGGAACGGAAGTCCAATAGTTGGAAGGATTGACTCAATTGATTCTGCTAATGATTGTATATCCTCGTGTACATTAACTGGATCAGTTAGTACTGGATATGGGATATCGTATGTTGGAGTTGCGCCTGTAGCCATTTTACCATTATACCACTTCTAAGCAGGGCATTTATAATAAATAAAAAAAATATTATAAAAAGTTGCTTTTGACCCCAAATTCGTGCTACAATTAATCTATGCTACCGAAGGGTAGCAATTCTAATCTCAAGGAGGTTTTTATAATGAACAGAGAGAAGAAAGCATGGATTGGAATCCTAGCATTAGTTGGACTGCTTGCACCCGTAAGTAATTCTGCCAATGCACTTGAAAGTACAACTGAAAACAATTTACTAATTAAAACTGTAAAGACTGAGCCTGCCGACCCAAAGTCGGCTTTTTTGGTTTCTAAAGCAAAAACAAAGGCAGTACTATTAAAATACAATAATGCTGCCCATTTGACAGATTATGACTTAGTACAAATGTTGAAGGCTGTAGGGTTTAAGGGTAAGGGTCTTAGGACTGCCTGGGCTGTGGCCAAGGCGGAATCTAATGGAAGACCTTTTGCCTTCAATGGAAATGCCAAGACTGGAGACAGTTCTTACGGAGTATTTCAAATAAACATGATCGGTAATCTAGGACCAGATCGTAGAGATAAGTTTGACCTAGATGCAAATGCTGAATTATTCAGCCCTGTGAAAAACGCAGAGATTGCGTTCCACATGACCAAAGGTGGTGAAGACTGGAGTGCGTGGAAACATGCTAAACCAATCCAGTATCAGAGATGGTTAAAGAAATTTCCATATAAGTACGCATAGTGCTTAAAGTAAAGAACCCCCTTGCTTTTGGCTTGGGGGTTTTTTATTGTTTAAATTTTATGAAAGTGGATAACGTACAATAATT